GGCTTTTGCCAGCCAAGCCGCGAAAATCTCTCCTTCAAGCCGTTCGGTAAACCCGTAAAACTTAATGGTTGAATCAACCATTTTTACTTCCGAAATCACTTGATAGATAGCATCGCGCTCATCTGCATCATCGTCATAATTTAAAATAATTCGGTCAAAGTTCTTTAATATTTCGATTTGCCCCATAATTGGCGCGTGTTCGACAGCCGAAGGACCGAGAATAAGATAAATCCCTCGGATATTGCCGTCATATTTAAGAACGTTCGCTTTATAGTTCATAAGTCTATAATACCAAAAAAGGGAAGGGAACGTTTAATCCCCTTCCCTCACTCTCTCCCACAGAGATTGTTTAACTTGTTTTCGGTCGTCCCGACCCTTTTTTCTCTTCGTCAGGATTGGGTTGACCTGTCGCTTCGCCGGAACGTCTTGCAGGTTCTAGCGTCGCGTCTGCTTCGTCAGTCGGTTCAACTTCATCGTCTTCGGGAGCCTCGGTTGTCAGATACCCGTCTTCGATCAACCGTTTGAGTTTTTTGTCGCCATAAGCCGAAACGTCAATCGGATCGCCTACCACGTTGTTGCCCACGCCTGCTTGCGCGATGTAATAGGTTTTTTCTCGGTTCGCCGCTCCCTTGGAAGCTGCCATATTAAACCTCCTTTTAGGAAACGTCCATCAAAACGATGGAACCGGGATACCAGAGGATAGGACCGCCATTGTGCCCACGATGGATTTCAATCGTCGGAGGAACGGCTTTGCCTCTCGTATCGTTCACGAAGGCGTAAGGACCGGATGCGCCGCCAGGGTTGTTTGCGTTGAACGTCATCGCATACTCGCCCAGGGCTTCCCCGTTCGGTCGCTGACCGACTGCGACAGCCTTGCCGTCAGGAATAAAACGGGTAATGGTATCGCTGTCATTGTTATACCAACCATCGTAAACCTGAATGTTGGCAAGTCCGTCGCCAGTGAGGATTTCCTGAAGACCGGGGCGGTTGTTCACAGGCTGAAGCCCGGTAACGCGCCTTCCGCCAAGATCGGCAGCGTTCGTATTCTTCATCATATTGCGGAACGTCGCGTCGTTCATGTAGACCGTCGCGCCTGCGCCGAAGTTCGTTCCGTAAGTAGGGCCGAGAGCGATAAGGGCCGCAAGATCGGCAAGCGGGGTCGCGCTTGCAATCGTCGCCCAGGTCGTCGCGTTGTAGTCCGTAATGGAGAAGGTATCGGTATGCAATACCTGCCCATTCGGACCCGTCACCGAGAAAGACTTGGTTGTGAGCAAAGTCCAGCCGATGTATTTAATGCGGCGAACTTCGCGTTGGGCAAGCTGAGTCGTGTATTTGTCGATCAACTTATCCGCAGTCATTCGCTCGTTAACCGTGCCGACTTCACGCGCCAGCATCGTCATTTCGGTTTCGTTCAGAACCATGAACTCGCCGTAAACTCCCGGCTCAAACAGGTAACGCTTTGCGCCGAGTTTGTTCACACGCGCCGGAGGGCCGTTAAGCCCTCTCGCCTGTTGCAAACCGTAATTGTTGTCTTCCACTTCCCATTCGAGATAATGGGAATCCTCATTTTGAATAGGGAGAATGGAAGAAATCGGATCATCCGCCATCAACGCTTCGATTTTAACCGAAGTGATCTTTCGGAGAGCCGCCGTTGTAGGCCAAGAATAAGCCATTGTAGGTTCTCCTTAGAAGCGGAAGGCGTAGACTACAGGGGTAGTAGCGTGACTAGTCAGCATGATAATGGTTCCGTTCAGATCGGCAATCGCCGCCAAAGTGTCCACCATATCATTAGAATTCGTAGAATCGAGCCGCGTCCCGGTTCCATCCGTCGCATGGCCTGCGCCGACATACAGATCAGAAGTCAGGAAGCAACCTCCGAAATACATATCAACGTCTTTGCGCGTTTCGCCATAAACGCCGGGAGAAGAACCTACGGTAGAGTTGCCATACCAGTAAGTGCCGTCCGTTCCGACAACTACATCATAAGGCAGGATGCATCGCGCCGTTTCCAAGCCTGTTGTTACTGCGGCGTTGGAATACGGAACGAACTTGTTGCGACTAGCTACCGTCGCGTGAGTGACATTGGCTTGAGAAAAAACTGTGCCTTTTTTGAAAAAAGTGATGGAAGCCACAGGCGCGAACTGAACCACCTGAGTTTTTACAATCTCAGGGTGCATGAACGGTTCAAGTTTTCCCGCTACCCATGTGGAGGTAGGAGCCGTGAGGAGAGGCATTAGTTATCCTCTTTCTTGAGAACGGCCCTGCCAAGAGAGCCTTTGCCCATGATGCGCTTGAAATCTTCTTCGTCTTGATCTTCAGTCGGTTTTCGTTGATCGGAGAAAAGCACTTCGCCTTTCAGCACTTCACCGTCTTTGCCGAGAGGAACCATGTTTTTGTAAAACTCTTCAAGTTCCGCTACGCGAGAAGGCGTTTCGGCAGAGAACGTCAGACCGTCTTGCAGGTCCCTGGCATCATCGGCTTGCGCCCGAAGCATACGAGTAGCGAGTTGATTGACCTGTTGATCGACGGAAAGCGTTTCCGTTCCGACGATCTTTCCGGCTTCAAGCTGAGTTTTAGCGAACGTGAGGGCTTTTTCTTTCTTCAGTTCCTCAAGTTGCGCTTTCAGCGTTTCCGCCTCTTTTTGGAACGCGAGTTCCGCAGGCTTCGGCTCATCCTTTGGCGGGTCTTCCACCTTTTGAGGAACCAGAGGCGAAATCGCGTCTGTAAACACCTTCTTGAGTTCGTCTAGGGTGAAAGACATATCTTCATCCTTTTTGTGGTGTTGTTCATAGGAGAAGGCCAGCCGTTCGGAAAGGGCTGCGCCTTCTACGCGGGGATTTGGAACAAGGGAACAACTCTTAATGGCAAGCGTTACAGGGTCAAAATAAAGCGACACATCTTTTTCGGGAATCGCTTCTTCAACCCAATCGGGCCATTCGGATTCCCCGAACATTAACGTATAGTCGTCATTGCCGTAAGCGCGTGTCAGATTGCCTAGCCTGCCGTCAAATATAGAGGAAACGCCTTTAGCGTCAAGATGATCGTGCGTGATTGGAACGGGAAACGTAGTCGCTTCTATGGCTTGTTTGATCTTTTCAGGCGTAAAATCAATCCCCTTGTCAGGGTAAAGATCGGCTTTAAAAATCATGCCGCGTCGTTTCGCGTTCCCGACGCTGAACTTGAGCATTAAATCAGACATATCACGCCTTTACAAACAAACAAACCGTCTGCTTTACATATAGCAGGTTGGAAATATTTATGCAACTAACGGCTCCCTGAAGGCGGGGAAACCTTCGGTTCAGGCGGATTGGCTTCGTTTTCCTTCTGCTTCCAATAAAGTTCCGTCATCTTCGTATAAGTCTCGCTAGACAACATTCCTAGATTGGTTTGGGTGAAAAGTTCGTTCCACTTCTCAGGCGGGATCGCGCCCGTTTCAAGCAACTTGGAAACCCCGCTTGCGGAGGTCAGGAAATCGTCTTTATTCAGCCCGGGAAGAACAATCTTCGGGACTTTAACCAAGCGGGAATAGTTCTTGTAAACCAATGGTTTTGCAAGGAACCTGCGAATCCACTGTTCCGCAACCATTCGACCATAGGTAACGGGCATATTCATAATTTCCTGCCCGATCACCGGAGCGCGTCCTGCGCCTGCGCCCTTCTCGGTAGCGGCAACCTGCCCCGTAATGGCTTTGATAATCTCCTCGTTAAAAATATCGAGAGCGATTTTAAACGGCATCCCGTCGTTTGAAGTCGGTTGGATCGTATTCAACTTCGTTCCGTTCGCTACAGCCATAGCGGAAGAGTTCTGAAACTTCTTGATTTCGGCAACCATTAAATCGGCGGGGTTAGTTACCGCCGTTGTTTCAATATCTCCCTGCGTATTCACGCGATTGCGGCGTTCCGCGTTCGGAGCCATTTCAGCCCATATCGAACCCGTTGAACTGGTAGCCAAATACTTCAGGTATTCCGGCTTTACCTGTTGTTTGAACCACCATGCATCGTAGGCCGACCGAAGTTCCGAGGTTCCTAACGGATTGCTGTCTTTTGGCTTCCACGATAGCCATGCGAAACTGTCCCGATACCATTCAATCGGGAACACGACTTCATTGCCGGAATAACCATATAACGATCTAAACGTATGCGGAGGAAGTTCGGCCCAAATCGGCAGTTTGCCCACGATCCCGATAACGTTCTTATGCGCGTCCACGTAAAAACCGACTTCTTCACGCGATTTTACTTTAAGCCGCTTGATCGTCCAGGCTTTATTTTCTTTTACGCGAAGGCTCGATTCGCCGGGAGTGTTCCAAACGATTTCACAAATCTTGTTGCCGACCGCCATAGCGGAAAGCATATCCGGCAATACTTCGGTAAGGAGAGGAGTTTCTTCGATTTCTTCAAGGAGCGCGTCTTTGATGAACTTCGCAACATCTCTATCTGAAGCACTCTCGCTTGCCGGGTAGACTTCAAGCCCTCCCCCGACGATGCCATAAATGAGGAGGTTCACGGACGCTCTGACTTGAGCGTCGAGAAGCATTTTGTCGTAAAGGTCTACCTGTAGATAAGTCGTATTGTCGTCTATGGAACGGGGAAGCGCGATTTCAGGCCGTGCGTCATACCAACTGCCGTAACTCCACGAAGCGACGTATTCTTTCGTCGCCGCTTCGGAGAGAGGGTTGACCGCATCGAATAAGAGTTCGGGCATAAGGTTTAAATAAAGCGGGGAGGGAAGTGAGGCTCCCCGCTTGCCGTTCCATCGTCACAAGGAGAAATAGCGGGACTCTTCTGTATGTTGCCTTTATGTTAGTTTATATTCAAACAATAGGCAAGCGGAGATACAAAAAAAAATACCTCCCCCCGCTACGCAGAAGAGGTATTATTTTTTGGAAAGGACAAGGGCTGACTAGACCCAACTTATTATACACCGAACTCGCCCATATATCCTACAGGCTGAAACGTTTTTTCTTCTCCCGTATGCACCGGATACCATTTTTCCTGCCCACCGGATACGGGTTGCACGTATTTAGGCGACGAAGCAGATAGATAAGCCGCAGCAATACAGAAATCAATGACGCAATCGTCAAAACTTCCCCCAACAGCTTCAACCTTCCGGTTCTCCTTCTTGATAAACGCGAACATTTCTTCAATGGTTCGCATACTGTTAACCTTCATCGAACCGTCTTCAAAGAGTTCTTTCCCTGCTTCAAGCATCAACACCCGCGTTTTCACGTTCGTAGGCCAACCATACTTTTCATCTTCCGCGATGAAAAGCCCGTATTCACCTAAAGGATAATCGGAAGCGACTATGCGCTCGATAATGGCAAGTCCGTATTGGTTGCGTTCGGGGATAAGCAGACAACCTCTCGGATCGTAAAGGTATCCGAGTTCCATCAGCATATCGGCAAACACGCTCGTAGGCCAGTGTCCGTGTATCTGTGCGAGTTGCTCCCAACTGTTTATATCCCATACGCTTGCAACGGAGAAATCGTGTTTCCCTAACGAGTTCAACCCTTCGGCAACGTCAGCCGTTATAAACACTTCCCGGCTTGGATGCGGCTCATGATAGATGTGGAAATAGTTGTTTCGCAGTTCTTCATCCGTCGTGAAGTTTTCCATACATTTAAGCAAATGCGGAAACATAATCCACTCCGTTTCCGTAAGAAACCTGCTCTATTCTCGCCAACTCTTCCCCTAGCTTCTTGTTGTTGAAGTAGGACATACCGGAAGTCCGAAACGCTTCCTGCCAGTAAAGAGGAAAGTTTTGCGCGAACAAATCTTCGGATTCAAGTTCGGCAATCTTCCACCGTCGCCATGCGATTTGATTGATCGTCAGCTTCCAGTCTCGCATCAGGCCTAGTTCTTCGTCCGATATGTCTTCGGGAATGAACTCCGTAGGAAGCATGTGCCATTGATTCGGCGTAAGCTGATACTCAGGAAAGTCTTTCCAACTGTAAAACAACGGCCTGAATACGCTTCGCCCTGACATGGCTTCGAGCCAACGCCTGTGAAAGTCGTTGCCCACGCCTCTTGCCGTCGATTCGATGATGATGTTCCCGCCCATCGGAACCGCGTTCATCAACCCGTCAGCGACCGCTTGCATGGCTCCATCAGGCCAACGCGGGATTTCCGTTAGAAGCACGTTGTTGACCGTCTGTGACGCGCCGAAATCCGCCGATCCTGCCGTCCCTACCAGAATGGAAGCCTGTATCTCAGGCCAGAAGAGTTCATACTTTGAAGCAGTTCCCGGCTTGCCGAACCGTTTCTTCACTTCGACAGGCAGCATTTCATACATCAACCGGACTTTTTTAAAGAGTTCGACGGTTGAAGGCAGATCGTGAGCCATAATGATCGTCTTCTTGTATCCGGTATGAAGCGTATCCATAAAATACAAGCCAACCGTATTCGTGGAAAACCCCAACTGACGACTTTTAAGAATAATCCGCCGAACGCCGGAAAGTCCTACGGCACACGTTCGCCAATCAATATCTCCGAATACATTGTCATTGAAAGCAGCCTGGATGCTGTTCGGATAAAACCGCTTTAATCCCGCTTCCTTGGTTGAGATATACAGATCGCCATAAGAAAGCGGAAGGATTGCCGCCAGTTCCGAAGGATTTTTCGCCTTGAGTTCCTGATAAATGGCTTCGGCGTAAAGTTCGGGATCGAAGTTATCCATGATTTTTCCGAGGAGGAGGAGGCGGCGCGTCTTCAGGATCGGGCGGGATTAAAGGTCTAGCGTGTCCAAATGGAGGAGGAGTTGAAGGCCGCGTTCCTTCAAAATAAGTAGGAATTTCTTTACTTTCCTGTCGTCTAAATATAAAGTAAAAAATAATTACAGCAGTTAATTCCCCTGCAAAAAAACCAAGAAAAAAGTCCATCAGTCTACCTCCCGATCCAGAGCGTTGACTAACTCCTGTTGCGGGAGCATCCTGCTTGGCATCCCCGCCTGAAGTTTCTCCCGATCTTCCTGCGTCCTCGCAATCACGCCTGCCCGTATCTGTTCCAGTTGATCGGGCTTGAACTTGCCTTCCTTCTCAATGGCTGCAAAGACGGTATTAAAGTTGATCGTAGTGGACTGATACGCTTCCTCTCCCGATTCAATACGCTGCATTTCGGAGAGTTTGTTCCGTAAATAAATCATCTTCTCATACGTTGCGATTTGATCCCGAAGCGGAAGTTCGTCCATCCTGCCGACAATCTTCGTTTCCAGTTCGGCGCACAGCTTATCGACGGTTCCGATGCGCTTATTAATGAACGACATTCGACGGAGTTTAATATCTCCGTGATTTTCCATATACTTATCGGCGTATTTATCGTGAAGCGCAGTTATGGCGAGTTTCAACCGAAACTCCCACTGATACCGCTTCGCCCACTCTCTAACCTCTTCCGCCGTGTAAATCTGCTTATAGATTGTCCTTAATCGCTGTGCTATAGTATGATAGTCTATAGAGCCGTTGTCATCTACGCCGACTTCAAGCGCAAGACAGAAGGCGTTGTAAGCAATTAAAGGTTCTTCCGCGTGTTGGGCCAAAACTTTCATAAGACAATCATAGCAGTTTTTTTAGGATGAGGCTAATATGGCTTGGAATAACGCAGATAGAGACGATTTTGACGACAGGTTCAACCGCGCCCTTTCTCCTCTGATTGACGCAACCGCTTTACGCGATTTGCTTGAAGAAACCGTTCTCTATAAAGACGGTCCCGTTATTCCTTTATCTAAAACCATTGAGAACACGCTGACGACCGAAGCGGCGGCAGATGAAAGAGCCATTGCCATTCAAGCCCTGATTGCCGCCGCGCCGGACGGGGCCACCATTCTTGTTGACGATATGTTTGAACTCGCCAGCACGGATCGAGGCATTGGAGGTCGTCTGGATTTCTCCGAAGCATCTATTCGTCTTGACGATCGCAACAACATTACGTTTCAAGGGTTAGGACCGCATACGGGATTTAAGCAATTCTCCGAAAACAACAATAAAATGCTTCGGTTTTTGGATTGCCACAATATTGTTTTCAGGGATATGAAGCTGGACGGATCGGAAGACACGCTCACCGACGATTCTGATATTTCCGAAGGCGTATCCGATTACCGCGATTTGGTTTTGATGGAAGACGAATCAAGCGACTTTACTTTCGAGCGCGTTGTATTCACCCGTTTCGCCAATACCGCCCTTGTCGATAAAACAGACGTAACCAAGTCCTTAGACGGCTTGAATGGCACGTCCTACGATTCCGGCGCAACAGACGTTAAAAACTCTCGGTTAACGGTGCATAACTGCCGTTTCCTCGCAGGAAAAACCTGTCTAAACACTCTCGGTCGATCTAGCGGAATCGTTTATTCCCACAATCACCATGAGGACGTTTTCTGCTCGGTTAAATTAGACGGTCAAATCGAAAACGCAATCGCCGGAACCCCTCTGCTTGAGCAGTTTGAAACCGCGTCCGGCAAATGTGTAATAGACGGAAACACGTTCCGGGATTGCGGCTCTCATGCCGCGTTTACAGCCGGGATCATCGAAGCCCAGGAATACGCAGACGGCATTATTATTTCCAATAACGTCTTTGAAAACATAGAAGGCGGATACGGCATTGCCATTTTGCCGGGGCAGACTCCTTACCCGACGACGAACGTTATTATCGTCAACAACATTTTCAACAAGTTCGTTTCCGGTTCGGGGACTCCCGATCCCACCTGTATCAGAATCAGTATGAACGCGGCGACAACGGCGCAGGGAATTAAGATTGACGGAAACATTTTCTCCGATCTAGGTTCCAACGCGATTTTGTTGGAATCAAGCCTATCGGCTTCCGCAATCATCCGAGACGTTGAAATCCAAAACAACACTTTCCAAGATTGGGGAAAAACACAAACAGGCAACACAGGCTGTATTCAAACTTCTATTCTTTTAGGCGTAGGCGTATTGGATAATATCGTCATCAGAAACAATAACTTTATTCGACTAGCGGCAACTGCCGACAATACCGGAGCATCAGGAGGCGTTCATCCTGTTGCAATTCAGCACGGAGGAGCGTCCAGCACACAAACCGTTACCGGACGCTATTTAGTCGAAGGAAACCGATTTAAACTAAAAGAATTTACAAATCTCGCCGTTCGATTTTTCAGGGGCGCGTCTCTTGAATTTATCGGAAACCATTGCGAGTGGGGCGATTATTTGATGTATTGCGACCTGCTGAATGTGGAAAACAATCAGTTTATTGGGGCGAGATTGAACGTAGGCGTAGACAACTCTTCCGCACCTGTTTTGCTTCTCTTCAATAACACGTTCCAAAAAGTAGGTGCGGAAACAGGATTGGTTCGACTTGCGGGAGCCGTTACAGTCAGGGAAAGCGGAAACTATTACGATCCTACGCTTCTCAATCCGACGTTTTATTCCAGCACCGGACAAACCCGCACCCTGCACAATCCGGCAATGAGAAACCGACCGGAAGTTCAACTTCTTTCCAGCACAACTTTAAACGTGTTCGTTTACACAGGCCGACACGTCGTATATACGGGAACGGCGGGAACAACGCTCAGTTTACCAAATACTAACGGCTCTCTCGGAACTCTCCCCCCGGGTTGGATGATTACGGTAGTAGACGGCGGCGGGAACGCTGGAACAAACCCTATCGTCATTCATCCTTTTGTGGGAGACGTTCTAAATGGCGACACGCAAGCCGTAGCGGAAGCTGATTTAACGATTGCCACGAACTACGGTTCGCGAACCTTCATTTACCGAGGCGCAGGCGTATGGAATTCGTGGATTTAATATGGCAGACTTCACTCTACTTGATTTCGACCCGAACGACTTTTTTGTAGACGTTCCCGAAAAGACGGTGCGAATGGTTCAAATTCGCGCTAATCTCAAGTTGACGACTTCAGGAGGAGTGATTTCCCGTCAAAGATATACAAGCCGTTTGTATTCCATCGAAGGTTCCGAACTGGAAAACGAACGGCTTGCTATTGTCGCCTTGACTCCCGCAGGCGGGACTTTGGATATGCAGAACAACAATATCCTTACCACCGTCAACAACGTCAACGCCAGTTCCGTTAGAATCGCTCCTAGCGTAGACGTAAGAAAAGTCGCTGACCTTACGCAAGGCGCGTGGGACACTCTTAAAACCGATCTACTTGCGCTTCTTGCTTAACAGGAGGTTTAAATGGCTACAAACGCTCAAATCCAGCAGTATGTAAATGAACGAACAAGAGTTCGCGCTGAACAAATCCGCGCTCTTGTTAATTCTTTAAACGACGATATTGCAGCCATTGATGATGTTTACGCCGAACTCAACGGAGCGCACGATTGGGAGGATACCCGCACGGACGGACCCCCTCACCTGCTGATCGGATCGGATGTGTTGGGCATCCATTCGTTCAACGTCGCTATTCGAGATGCAATGGAAGCGCATGGGCAGTATCCGGTTGTGCTAAAGGCTTGCGTTCGACCTGTAGGCGGATAAGCAATTGGCTTGGACCGAACGATATGTGACCGTAGCGGGAGACGGAGCGCACGACGGAACTTCGGAGGCGAACGCCTGGACATTAGCGGAGGCCATTGCCGCCGCGCCGGGAGCCGGGACGCGAATCAATATCAAAGCAGGAACCTACGCCAACACGACAACAAACCGCGCCTTGTCCTTGACCGGGACCACAACCGCGCCCGTATGGTGGAGAGGTTACAACACGACGATTGGCGATATTGACAGCAATCCGGCCTTGACAAAACCCGTAATCAGCTTCACGACCGGAAGTTTAACCACCGGAGGAGCGCACCAGTATATTACTAACTTGGACATAACAGGCACACCCACAGCAAGGCTTGTGAACGTCACCGGATCGTCTTTGAGGTTTGACAGATGCCGTATGGAGAATACGAACGCGGCGTCCGGCTCACACGCCGTAAGCAACCAAACCAGCAGTTCTCATGTTTTTTCGCGCTGTTCGTTCAAAGCAACTTCCTCCGCTACAAGGATATTTTTAAACGGAAGCGGCGCGGATATGTTGGGATGCGTTTTCATCGGCGGCGGGGTAGGATTGGAGTCGTCCGGTCAAATCCGCGTTATCGGGTGCGTCTTTCGCGCTTGCGGCAGTCATGGCATCCAAGCCATTACGACGGGCACTCTCGTAACCATTGTTTCCTGCACGTTCCGAGGAAACGGGGGAGACGGAATACGATTTGACGTTCTTCCCGCTACTTATAATCTCGTTGCCAACTCCCTTTTCGTCTCAAACGGCGGTTATGGAATCAACAATAATACCGGAGCCAATTCCAACGTCGTTATGCGATTAGGCAATGCCTTTTACAACAACACAAGCGGAACCGAATTCGCGTTTGGCGACAGTCCCTCACTATCGGAAATCACTGAAAGCGGCGACCCTCATGTATCCTCCACCGATTTATCTCTGATTTCAGGCGCATTGTCGAAAGGAAGCGGAGAACCGGGATTGTTTGAAAACGAAAGCTACACAAGTTACCTTGATAGAGGCGCGGTTCAAAGACAAGAATCGGGCGGGGGCGGGAGCGGATCGGTCTTCGGAAGCGTAGTGAGGTAATCATGTATTTAGGGTCCTGGGCCATAGACAATCTGCTTACGTTTTCCGTCAACACGCATACGGCTTCCACAGGCGCGGCGACGGATGCCGATTCGCCGCCTGCCTATAGAATCTACGAAGATGAAACCGGAACCGCCATTTTGAGCGGAACTATGGCTAAACTGGACGATACGAACACGACCGGGTTCTATTCCGAACAAATCACGCTATCCGCAGCCAACGGGTTTGAAAAAGGAAAATGTTACAATATCTATATTTCCGCGACTGTAGGAGGCGTTACCGGAACCGCCCCCAGGACGTTCCAAATCGAAGCGGAAGTGGACGCGAACGTCGTCAGCGATAAGACAGGGTTCGGACTCGCCAACAACGCCATAACCGCAGCCGTTATAGCTACCGATGCCATAGATGCCGATGCTCTGGCAGATGGAGCCATTACATCAGGAGTGTTCGCAGCAGGAGCGATAGACGCGGGAGCGATAGCGACGGATGCCATTGGTTCGGATGAAATCTCCGCAGCAGCCGTAACGAAAATCCAAACCGGGCTTTCAACACACGCCGCAGCCGATGTGTGGGCTGTCACAACCCGCGCTCTCACCGATAAAGCGAATTTCACGCTGTCCTCCGCAGGCATACAAGCCATTTGGGACGCGCTGACTTCCGCTTTAACTTCGGTTGGCAGCATCGGAAAACTTATCGTAGACAACCTGAACGCAACGATTTCAAGTCGAATGGCGACGTTTACCTATACAACTCCTCCTACTGTGGGCGCAATTGCCGATCAAGTATGGGATGAAGTCGCTTCGGGACACGTCACCGCAGGCACAACGGGCGCAGCGTTGGGTTCGGCAGGCGACCCCTGGACAACTGCCCTGCCGGGGGCCTATACCGCAGGACAAGCCGGAAAGATCGTTGGAGACAACATTCCCAACCTTTCCGCTAAAATCGGTTCCGGCATTACGGGAACGGACCTGGAAACCATTCAAAAAGGCTTGGAATCGCTCGTCAATCCTGAAATGCCGTTAGTGCCTACGTTTATGGGAATACAATACAATCCTGCCGTCGATTCCCTGCCTCCCCAAGCCGACTTGTTGGGGAACATCGAACTTGAAGGCGAAACGGCAAACGTTGACATGGACGCGATTACAGCCGATGTGGATACGCTTCTCACCCGCATTACAGGCGCGGTTATGC